CTCTAAAGCAAATCGCCCAAAAGTATAAAGGCGAGATTAGCAAATCTCAGAAATCTGGTAATCCTGATCTGTATTTGAAGAAAGCAGAAAAAGAGCTAGTTGCTTGGGCAATGGACAATAACGAAATCAGTGGCAAAGATTCTGACGAAGAAGATGATTGGTTAGCTAACGTTGTTTCTGATAAGAAGCAATTTGACGCGTTACTTAAATTCTCAAGAACATAAGCTGAAATAATTATTATGAAATCGATGTCGGAATATAACCGGTCTCCACTCCTTGAAGAAGCAGAAGCATTATCGTATGATGAGCTTCATATTGTTGTATTAGGAACTGGAGATGGTGATGGAACATTCGCTGATATAGTTGAAGAAGTTTCAGTTAAAAGAAACATTAAGTATAATTTCGTCGATGTTACGAACGCATGGATTACTGACTCTGATATTGATATTGGAACAGTAAAGGTTCGTAATGTTGACGGAAAGAACACTGACATCGATGTTTCTATACATAACTCAATTGTATTTGTTAGAGCAGGAGCTATTGGAACCCTTACCTCCCAGGCGTTCATCTCCTCCTTACAAGACATTGGGTTTTTGCTAGTTAACGATTTAGATTCTATGTTAGTCTGCGATAATAAAATGTCTAACGCATTGTTATTAGGTAGAAACAATATACCAATTCCAAGAACCTCATCTGTACCTAACGAAGCTTCTATTGAAGATGCTCATAATAAGGTAGGAGGAAAGTTTCCTGTTATTATTAAAACACTAAAAGGAACTCAAGGTGTTGGTGTAATGAAGATTGATAGTATGTCTTCGTTAACTGGTGTATGTCAAAGTTTGTGGAAATACAATGCCGATCTACTAATTCAAGAATTCTTTGAAATGAAATCTGATATCCGTACTTTAGTTGTTGGCGGTAAAATATTAGCAGCAGCCGAACGTATACAAGCACCAGACAATAAAGATTTTAGAAACAATGTACACCAAGGTGCAACAACTGAACCTTATAGTTTAAGTAAGAAAGAGATTGCTGTTATTAAGGCAGCTGCTCGAGCAACGGGTGCTGTATATTGTGGAGTGGATCATTTTGTTGATAAGAAAGGTAATCCTTATATTATCGAAGTAAACGGTTCTCCAGGTATTCGTTCACACTTTGAAGGATATGATCCTTGGACTGAGGAAGCTCAAGGTAAAGTATCTGATAAGGATGTAATAGAAAGTATTATACAATTCTTTTCTAAAGATGTCAATAGAAGACCTATATTTAGACAAGAAGCAGGATATCTCGAAACGATTATATTTACAGGAATGGAAAAGAATCCAGTTCGTGCTAAATTTGATACAGGTAACAGTGCAAAGGCAAGTATGTTACACGTTGATAAATTAGAAGTAAAAGGTAAAAAGGTATTTTGGGAAAAGAACGGACACAAGTTTGAAGGCAAGGTGTTATATATCTCAAGACCAACTCGAGGTCAGAAAGCCTTTGATGAAAGACCTGTTATAGAACATGAAATATATTTTAACAATAAGAAACATATTGCAGAGATTGCATTATCATTAAAAGATACTGCCTCAGAGATGTTAGTGAATCGCAAACTAATGACAAAGTTCAAAGTAGCGGTTAATCCTAACAGAAGATTTATACTGAGTAATAAAACAGAACGTAACGATAAGAGTGATCACTAATGGAAAGATATAATAATTGGCTTGAAGCTAACAGAATTACTAAACGCCTTAAAACGCGTGGTGTTGACTTAGATAAAAGAGCTAAGGATAGAAAGGCTGAATACGACAGATTAAAGAAGCAGTATGCTAAAGAAGATTCTGCTTTAGAAGAAGCTGGAATAAAGAAAGGATCTGAAGTTAAATTCAAACCAAAGTTTGCCGAATCACCAGCAGAAGCAAAGCTTGTTTTTATTGTAATGGATCTGCGTGGTCCTCGAGTTCTAATTGCCCCAAAAGTATGGAAGAGTGGTATTGCACCAACTGAGTCCGTTCCAATGAATACTATAGAGTTAGCTAAATGAAAACATTTAAATCTTGGGAAACAGATAAGTTTGGTTTATACGAAGGTGTAACAGTTCCTTTAGAACAACCAATGATTGAAGCAGAAGAACCAGAGTTGAATAAACCAAAAAGGTCAAGTGGAAATAAAAAGTATGTTGTTTACGTTAGGAACCCTGATACCGGAAATATTAAAAAGATTGAGTTCGGCGACGAAAAAGGTGGTCTTACGTCTAAAATCAATGATAGAGAAGCTGCAAAGAACTTTGCTTCCAGACACAATTGTGATACTAAATCAGATAAACAGTCTGCAGGATATTGGGCATGCAGACTTCCAAAGTATGCTGCTGAATTGGGACTCAAAGGTGGCGGTTCGTATTTCTGGTAAACCATATACTGATGATGGCGAGATAAGAACATTTGACGTAGAACAGAAACAAGAAGAATATGTTTGGCATAGAGATAGAGAAGACCGACATATTGAAGTAATAGAAGGCGCAGGGTGGAGATTTCAACCACAAGACTGTTTGCCATTCTTATTACAGGCTGGTTTAGAGTTTGATATTAAAAAGAACGAATACCACAGATTAATCAAAGGCGAATCTAATTTAAAGATTAAGATAACCAGATTGTTATAAATAAACATAGAGACTAAATAAATTAAACGGGAGTCCATAATGAATTGGAAAACAATAATAGAAAGTAAGATCGAAGCTCAAGTAATGAGTCGTTTAAAAAACGAAGAAGACTCCGAGTATCAGAAATTCTTTCAAACAGTATTAAAGAAATTTAAAGTCGATTCACCAGCTGATCTTGACGATGCAGGCAAGAAGAAGTTCTTTGACTATATCGATGCAAATTGGGAAGGCGAAGACGAAAAAGCTGAGGAAGTTGAAGAAGGTGTTAAAGACCTTAAGAACTTCAAAGATCGTAACCGTCGTGCAGAAGCAATGATGAGTTTTGAAATTACAAAAGGTAATACAAGTAATAAGTTTGATGATGATTTTGGATTCAGTCAATCAGAAATGGATATAATGGATAAGCTAATTAGCAAAATCCGTGATATGCATATATCTAGTTTTGACGGCGGAGATACTGGTCCTGCTTCATTAGAATTTTATGGTAAAAAAGATTCACTATCAAAATTCATGAAAGACTCAGCAGTTAAAAAGCTTTGTGCAAAATACAAATGCAAAATCGTTGGTCCAAAATAGACTGGCGTTTAGAAAATAAATTAGAGGCCTCTTATCGAGGGATTTAATAGTTATATATTATAGGAGTAAATAATGAATATATACAAATGGATAAAGCAACTTTTTGCTAAACCTGAAGCGTTAACATTGTTAGATGCAGCACCAGTTAAAAAAATTGGTAAAGCTGAACTAACTAAAATGACTAAAGCTCAGTTGGAAGAAAAAGGTCGCGAACTTGGTATTGAGCTTGATAAAAGGCAAAAGAAATCTGAACTAGTTAATCAGGTTCTGAAATCATTAAAATAAAAAATTAGGAGAAGAACAATGGCTTTATGGGGAAAAACAGACGCAGCAGCATCGGTGCCTAAGCATCTTTCAGCAGTGTCAGGTAATACAAACAAATCGAACGACAAAGATAACGCAGTATTTGTCGACTTAACAGAAGCAGGTCAAGCTGCTAACCGTGCAAAAGGATTGAAGACTCCGGGTTGGAATCTTTATAACACGTATCAAACGCAAAACGGCGATACTCGTCATATTGCTGAATCTTTAGTTCCGATGAGAGTATCGGCTACAGACGCAGGCGATCTTGGTGTTGGTGGAGCTGGTGATGACGCAATCGTATTGGATAGAACCATTACAATTGGTACTCAGCCTCTACAATCTGCTGCTACCGTTGATATTGCTGGATCTGCTGCAATGACCTTAGTTGTCGCTGCTGCTGCCGTACCTGCTCAAGCAGTTACATTCCAATGGCAATATAAGGTAGGCGCTGCTGCATTCACTAACGTAGCATTGTCTTCAACTGCAGCAACTCTAGAAATTGCTTCTACAGAAACTGCTGAGTACGTTGCTGGTAACTTGTTCAGATGTGTTGTTAGTACCGCAGGTGCTGTTGATGCAATCTCTGATAGCGTTACGTTGACTCAATCTGCTTAATAACAGAAACTTTATATTATGATATTGACAGAGTCAACCTTTCTACTTTATGCTATGAAACACTATGACAATCCTCAGTGTACTGAGATGTCAGAGTTCGAAGAAGATATTAAGAGATTTCAGTATCTCCGTAAACTCTTCAGTAGATATAGACAAGATAACGAGTTGAAGGAAAGGTTGATTTTGAACCATCTCATTGTTATATACAATGTGTTTGGTCCGCAGGCGACGAATATGCTTTTCATGCGATTACATGAATACCACGAATACTTAAAACCATTCGTGGAATATTTGAACTTTATGCCTGAACTGTTGGTATACGACGATAACACAATGGGTAAACATTCGATTGATGGTAACACATTTATCGAAAATAGACTCAAGGAAATTTAAATGGTAGTTGATCTATTTTTAGTATACTCGCTAATTCGAAAGTTGGTAACTCCTTTTGAGAAGTGGGATGCATACGAGGAAGGTATTATCGACGAGAAAGGCACAGTCCTAATCTCTAGAAAAGACTTCACTAAAAATTCTCAGAAATCTGCGTTTGGCGTATTTGACCAAATGATATTGAATCTGAAAAAGCTATTAGGTAAACTCCCAGGTGGTCAAACTAAACTTGCTTCTTACGCAGCAGCCTTATGGTTAATACGTGAAGAGCAAAGATTAGAAGCAACTGATCTAATTACTGAATCAGCCATCGAGGAAGACATTGAGTCAGCCCTCGAGAGGTTTATTGCTGAGAACGGTAATATCATTGCAGAAGCTGCTAAGAAAGATATAGATGAAGAACCAACAAACAATGTTGGGGGTGGTAACATCGCAGGCGCTGGTGTTGGTCCTGATGGAGAGCCAGGAGTTTCTGGAAAAACCAAAAAGAAACATAAAAAGCGTATGCGTGATATCATGGGTACTATTAAAATGGAAGACGCCGTTGCTGCAGCTAATCTAAAAGCAAGGCAAGCTACCGAAGCTGATCGTTTAAAAGACGAAGGCGAAAAAGCAAAAGAACGCATGGCATTGAAACATGCTGCTGAGAACGAAAGACAGAAGAACGCCGATACTACTGAGAAAGAAAAGGAATCCCGTCAGCAGGCTCGAGAGAAAGAAAAAGCTGCTGCTAAAGCTAAGATGGGATCGAGTGCCGGATAATTTACATTACATCATTGGAGAAATAAGATGTTTGGTTTAGGAAAAGATACAGAGTTAGATCGCGACGCGGTCTTTCAACAATTGAAGATTGACGAAGGTGTTGTATATGAAGTCTATAAAGACCATCTTGGATACCCTACGTTTGGAGTTGGACATTTGGTTTTGGAGACGGACCCTGAGTTCGGCCTTGAAGAAGGATCCCCAATTACTGAATCGAGAGTCAAAGAATGTTTCGAC